TTTGATTCTGAAGAATCGTTTGTAGAGTAGTTAATTCCCTTGCCTGAACAGGAAATCCAGGTTTAAAAAGTACCTTATTGTAACGTTTACTCTCATCAAAATCATCAAAATATGGAGAGATATTTAAATTGGTATTTTGTGACATTTTGTTAGAACTCTACTACGATTTTTAACTCTTCTTTTTGAGATGATGACCTTGTTATTGGTGCTCTGTTATCTATATAGATGATATCTCCAGAGTATTGTTCCACATCTGGAGGAGCAATTCCATTTGTAAATGTTTGCCCAAATTGTTCATATTTTGCATTAATCAATTCATAACTACCATTAAAACTGGTATCAATACTTAATGCAGTTCCACCCTGAACATTAATTTGTGTACTAGGAACACCACTAGAACTAAAATCTAAAACCTTATAACCATTTGAAGAACTTGTAGTAAGTCCAGTTGGTTGATAATATCTTAGAACTCCTGTTTTTTCACCAAAAGATGCAACCAAACCAACAGCTGTCGATCCTACACCAACAGTTTGAGTAATTTTGTTATTAAGAGGGTAGTCTCCAGTATTAGGAACAGCAAATTTTATTGCTGGTAATGCTGTTGCAGTAGCAACATTAAGTCTTTCTGTTTTACTACCATATGTTGTTGGATTTTTAACTATTCCAATTCTGGCAAATGTATTTCCAACAATATAATCTGGATCAGCATCGTATTTAGAGTAGACCATTACTCTATGAGCACCCAATTCTCTATAGATATTTGCTCCATGCCCACCCTTTGGTGGAATAGAGATTTCAAAGGTAGCACCACTTCCTGCAGTACATTCAACTTTTGTTGGTTGACCACCAACATTATAAGTATTTAATCCTTCAACACCTGATCCTATAATAACAAATGCTCTAGTATATCCAGAACCACCAGAAGTTATTTTAGCAGTTTGTATTTCACCACCACCAATACTCAATTCTACCTCACCACCAACACCATCTCCATATATTGGAACTCTTATAGTGTTTCCATCATTGAGTGTATAGTTACTTCCCCTAGATGTTATTTCTATAGCATGATTTTCCAAGAATCCATCAATTGCTGCATTTTTTACTGCTGCAGTTGATCCACTACCCCAATCTTTTGGAAGTGGAATATAATCCTCCGTTGCAAATTTTATAATATCTGCTGGACTTATAGTAAATAGATATTTCCAATAATAACCATCATCTATTGTATTAGATGCTTGTCGTGGAGTAATACTAACAAAATTTGGTTCTGCTAGTGATTTTTTTCCATTAGGATTTTCTGGATCAGCACCATTGTTTATGCAAAGATAAACTTTATATTCAGAATTTACTACGATATATTTTGATTCATATAATGTTTTAGCATTAAGTTGTGGTGAAGCATTATTAATATCATAATTATGCTTATACATGTCATATGTAGAACCATTTTGCCAATCAAACCTTGGAACTATTCTAGCGATGTCATCTGTAGTAATTTTTTTCAAGAACAACATGCTGTCGTGATAATCATTTTCTTGTTTAAATGAGTCTCTAGGTTCTGGTGTCTCGGCATTCCAATCATTATCACCATAATCATTTACCTGTACAGATAATCCTTGTGGATCTGGAGTACCAAGAAATGAGTAATAATAATTTGCAGTAGTACCTACTCCAACAAAACTGTTGACAAATGTTTCAGCATTTAGTATTCTAAACTGATCGGAGATTATTGCTGGCATTGCTATGTTTTTTTGATTATTTATATACGATAATATAGTTTATGGTATATCACCACTTAGAGTCTCCTTCAATCTTATATTTCTTGAAATATAAGCAGAAGTTTCTATTCCTAATACACCATTTTGATTGAAACTAGTAAATGATTTAGCAGTTGCTACATTTCTAGTTACATTAACTGTTCCCCATGTGTAAGAACCACAAATACGTCCAGTAGATCCAGACTTAGGAGCAGGTAATCCAGTAGTATCTATACCAGATAATGATCTAACATAACAAGTTACACGAATTGATGAGTTACCAACCCCTGTAGTACTCCAATCTTGTGCTTTATATATTCCATCTATCCATGTGGTTCCTGTACCAACAACGGATGTACTAACTCCACTTCCACCTAGTGCAGTAACACCAGAACCTATGGTTGTATTTTCAATTACAAAATAATCACCAGTACTTATTCCAGGTCTCACTGTATTCTTTGGTTTAAATACACCATCATGTACATTGGAGAATTGTGTTGCTAGATCAAATATAAGTCTAGGAGTACCTACACCAGTTGGTCCCCTTCCAGTATGAATACCAGTAATCTGTCCATAGTCTCCAGTATAATCAACTCCTTTAATCACCTCTATATTAGAAGTATCTAAAGCAGTAGTTCCAAGACCCACTATAGTAATATGATTTAAACTTGCACCATAATCATCATATGCTTCAAATGCTGGATATGTACTCTTAACATATATTTTGGTATCTGTTGATGCAACTGATGCAATTATATTTGTATTTGGAATAACATGTGGAGTATTTAATGTTCTTGATTTTGAAATCTTTCGACCATCAATAATTGAA